CACACAGGTTAGTTGTCAATGATTGATCTGTGTATAACAAACATTTATAGGAGAATGAAATGGCCGATCAAAAGAAATTTGAAGAAATGCTCGAGCGTCTCATCAATGAAGATAAAGAAGGCGCTGAAGAGCTATTCCACGAGATTGTGGTAGAAAAATCAAGAGATATTTATGAATCACTACTAGCTGAAGAAGCAGACGACGAAGTTGAAGAAGCAACTGACGAAGAAGTTGACGAAGCAACTGACGAAGAAGTAGATGAAGCAACTGACGAAGAAGTCGACGAGTCAGACGACGAAGAAGTTGACGAAAACTTTGATCTAGACGAATTTGAAGTAGAAGCAGACCCAATGGGTGGCGATGCAATGGATGCAATGATAAGTGACATGGAACCAAAAGATGACGAAGAAGGTGACATGGATGACGAAGACGAAGGTGAAGAAGGCGATATGGAAGATCGTGTTGAAGACCTAGAAGATGCCCTAGAAGAACTACAAGCTGAATTTGAAAAAATGATGGCTGGTGATGAAGGCGACGATGACGCTGACATGGATATGGGCGACGATGAAGGCGACGAAGATGAAAACGAAGCCTTTAACTTTGGTGAAGCTGAAGAAGACACAGATGAAGCTGTAGAAGAAGCATCTGATGAAGAAGTTGAAGAAGCAACTGATGATGAAGAAGTTGAAGAAACTAAGCAACCACAAACAGCAGGCGAGCAAATGCGCGAGTATGTTGAAAAAGTAAGTGCTACAATGGGTGACAACGGTGCTAACACTAAGTCAACTGTTGCAGGTGCTAACGACATGGGCGGTACAGCAAGTAACATTGCACAAGGCGCTGATGAAAAAGGTGGTTCAGCTGATTCTGCAAAAGAAGACAACGCAGGTAACGTAAATGTTCCAGGCGGCAAAGCTTCTAAGTCAATGAAAGCACAACCAAAAGGCCACGGAGCAGAGAAAAAAGGCTCAGGCGAAACAGGCACTAACGGCACTAAAAGCGTTATCGGCCAATAAGGAAGTTTGAATGATAAACTTACGAGAGCATTTGACATTCGACCAAGCACAGATTGTAACTGAATCTGCTAACGACGGCAAAGACCTTTTTATGAAAGGTATTTGTATTCAAGGCGGTGTTCGCAACGCAAATCAGCGAGTGTATCCTGTAAATGAAATAGGCAGGGCTGTCAAAACTCTCAATGATCAAATAAGCGGAGGATATAGTGTTCTCGGAGAAGTTGATCACCCAGACGGACTTAACATTAACTTAGACCGTGTAAGCCATATGATTACAGAAATGTGGATGGATGGCCCAAATGGTTACGGAAAACTAAAAATCTTACCAACCCCTATGGGACAGCTAGTTAGCACTATGTTAGAAGCAGGTGTAAAACTAGGTGTTTCATCTAGGGGCTCTGGTAATGTATCAGAAGACGGAAATAACGAAGTATCTGATTTTGAAATAATCACCGTGGACGTTGTAGCACAGCCTAGCGCCCCTGGTGCATATCCTACACCAATCTATGAGCACCTTATGAACGCTCGTGGCGGATATAAGGCTTACGAACTTGCACAGGCAACTAGAGAAGATCAAAAGGCACAGAAATACCTTAAGGAATCGTTGATTAACATAATCAACAAACTCCAATAAACTAGGAGAACAAATATGTTGGACGCACTGAAATCACTCTTTGAAAACAATGTTGTTTCAGAAGAAATCAGGGCTGATATTGAAGAGGCTTGGAACGCAAAGATTCAAGAAAATAAGCAACAAGCAGTTGCTGAACTTCGCGAAGAATTTGCACAAAAGTATGAGCACGATAAGTCAACTATGGTTGAAGCTATCGACACTATGCTTTCTGAGCGTCTTGCAGATGAGATTGCCGAGTTTGCAGAAGATCGTAAGCAACTAGCTGAAGCTAAAGCAAAATATGCTGTTGCACAACGTGAAAATGCACAACTATTAAAAGGATTTGTAGTTGAACAATTACAGAAAGAAATCTCTGAACTACGTGCAGACAAGAAAGCAATGGCAGAAAATTATGCCAAGCTAGAAGAGTTTGTAGTAGACGCCCTATCTAACGAAATTGCAGAGTTCTACGAAGATAAGAAAGATTTAGCTGAAACTAAAGTACGTTTAGTACGTGAAGCTAAAACTCACTTCGCTAAAGTTAAACAAAACTTTATCGAAAGAAGTGCTAAAGCAGTATCAGAAACAGTTGCAAAAGGTCTTAATAAAGAGATCACAGCACTTAAAGAAGATATTGACCTAGCACGTAGAAACGACTTTGGTCGTAAAATCTTTGAAGCGTTTGCAGCAGAATATGGAACTTCATATTTAAATGAAAAATCAGAAACTGCAAAGCTAATGAAAGTTCTTGACGCAAAAGACAAGCAACTAGCAGAAGCAAAAGCATTTGCATCAAAAGCAAAAACACTTGCAGAATCAGTTAACATTGAAAAACAGCGTTTAATTGAATCTGCACGTAGAGAAAAAATCATGAACGAATTGGTTTCGCCATTAAGCAAAGACCAACGCGAAATTATGACAGACTTACTGGAATCAGTACAAACTGATAGACTGCAAAAGTCTTTTGACAAGTACTTACCATCAGTTATTGATGGAAATACTCCAGCAAAGCGTAAGGCAGCACTAACCGAGGCAAAAGAAGTAACAGGCAATAGAGAAGAAAACAAGATGACACAGACCAAAGCAGACGCTCCAGATCACAATGTGATTGATATTAAACGTCTTGCTGGATTATAATTAAGGAGATAATGATGTCAGAACTATTAGAAAGCCGCTGGCAGGACACCAAAACTGCTCTTCTTGAAGGCTTGCAAGGCAACAAGAAGTCTGTTATGGCTGCTACGCTAGAAAACACTCGTAAGTATTTGTCAGAGGCTGCATCAGCAGGCGCAACTTCTGCAGGTAACGTTGCGACACTAAACCGTGTGATTCTTCCAGTAATCAGACGTGTAATGCCAACAGTTATTGCAAACGAACTAGTTGGTGTACAACCAATGACTGGTCCAGTGGGTCAAATCCACACTCTACGTGTTCGCTATAGCGACACAGTAAACGCAGGCGCAAACGGTGCTACTGCTGGTGAAGAAGCTCTAAGCCCATTCAAAATTGCTACTTCTTACTCTGGTAACGAAACTGATCCAGGTAAAGGTGCAGCTACATCAGCACTTGAAGGCGCAGGCGGAAATCAACTAAGCATCCAAATCCTCAAGCAAACAGTTGAAGCTAAGACACGTAAGTTGTCAGCTCGCTGGACATTTGAGGCAGCTCAGGACGCTCAGTCACAGCATGGTATTGATGTTGAAGCAGAAATTATGGCTGCTCT